GAAGTATCAAAAACACTTCCCTGTTTGTGATTAACCAAAAATCCCTAGTTCTTCTAGGGTATGGAAAGGAAAATATGAATAAACTTTATCAAGGTAATTGCTTAGAAATATTAAAACAATTTGAGGACAAATCAATAGATTATGTTTTTACCAGCCCACCTTACAATATTAAAAGAACCAAGGGAAATAAATATCATAAGTATGATTTTAATAAATTTCAAGATAACCAAAAAAATTATTATGAATGGTCTGTTTCAGTAATTGATGAATTGTTAAGAGTAACAAAAAATCATATATTTTGGAATGTACAAGCTAACTATTACAACAAAAAAGATGTACATAAATTAATAGGACATTATTCAAATAAAATACAACAAAATTTTATTTGGCATAAACCAGCAAATTTTATTCCAAGTAGCCAAAAATATTATGTATCTAATGTTTATGAATATGTATTGGGAATTACTAATCAAAAATATATTAAATCAAATGAAATATTTATTAAAAATCATTTAGATATAAACGGATATGTAAAAAATAGAGGTAAATTTAATGCAGTTATGAATCCAGAAGTTGCAGATTGGTTTATAAAAAATTTTACACAAGAAAATGAAATAGTTCTTGATCCTTTTATGGGTAGTGGTACTTCTGGTTTAAGTTGTATAAAATACAATAGAAACTTTATTGGAATAGAATTAGTGCCTGAATATTATGAAGGAGCAAAAGAAAGAATAGAAAATGCCTGAAATACCAGTAGAGGATTGTGACCTTTGTCTTAACCCTTACTGGCAGGATCAGCTTACTGATGGATTATGCTCTAGTTGTTCTGTAGATGATGTTGCAGGATTCTTTAAATAAAAATTTTTTTTAGCTCAGTGGATCTTGTAAGTCAGTAGGAGCATTTCTCCCTTTGATTCTAGGATACGATCTAGGTTTATGTTTATTACAGTATTTAAACTTATTGTACTTAGAAATAACTGTGTCACATCCTTTGTGAACGCAGACTCTTCCACTACTATATGAAGTAGAGGGTTTGCTATTAGGGTATTTATTACCTTTTATGTAATCACTCATACAACATATAGTATAGGAGATACAATGCCGAAAAAAGGTTACAGCCCTAAAAAAGGGATGAAAAAAAATAAAGTTAGAAAGAAAAAGTAATGGCTGAATGGCGAGGAATGAAAGTGAAGTTAAATTCACCTAGCCCTATATCAAAGGGTGAGCCTGGCTATGGTCGTAAAAAGTCTAAAGTCTTTGTAATGAAAAATGGGAAAGTCAAGAAAATAATGTTTGGTGACCCTAATATGAAGATAAGAAAAAATAACCCTAAAGCTCGTGCTTCGTTTCGTGCTAGACACAAATGCAGCACAGCTAAGGATAAAACATCTGCACGATATTGGTCGTGTAGAGCTTGGTAAGGAGAGAGAATGGCTAAAGTAAGTTGGATGTATGGTGGCAAAAGATATAGTGGCACCTTAATCCCTAGTAGAGAAACAAAGACACATAGGTTTGCTAGAACAGAAAATGGAAAGATAAAGAAACTTCCTAAGAATAAATAATGGCAGAACGCAAAGTCTGTAGCAACAAGGGTTGCGAGAAAAAGTTTACTGCTAAGGACAATAGAAAAAAATATTGTTCTACTCAATGTTCACAAAAAGCTAGACATAAAAAATATAAACAAAAGAAAGCTGATCAATACACATCACAGATGACAGTAAGTCGTGGTGAGCATTATGAGGACTATGTAAAACAATTTGCAGAAGCAGTTGATAAGAAACTTATACAAAAACAAGAAGTAGCTAAGTTACTAGGCATAAGCAACCCTATGGTTACTAAGATGCACGAAGCATACTTAATAGATAAATCAAATCTTAAAGCAGCTGCAAACTGGGAAACACCACAAGAAGCTATTAAGTCACTACAAAAATTTGAGGATTTTAGAGATAGGTATTTCCAAACAGAAACAGGAGAACAGTACGAAACAGCAGACTTTCATCAAAGATGGATTAAGTCTATCTTAGATGCTATTGATGAAGGTGGAGAACAAATGATTCTTAGTCCACCACGACACGGAAAGACTGACTTACTTACACACTTTGCTATATGGCAGATATGTAGAAATCCTAATGTAAGAATTATGTGGGTTGGTGGTAACGAAGAGATAGCTAAAAACGCTGTTGGTTCTGTTGTTGACCACTTAGAGCATAACGAAAAACTTATAGAAGATTTTTGTGGACCTGGAGAAACTTTTAAACCTAAGAGTAGATCTGGTAAGTCTTGGACATCTGGTCAGTTTACAACTGCTACCAGAACTGTAACTGGCATTAAATCACCAACTATGGTTGCAGTCGGTAAGGGTGGAAAGATTCTTTCTCGTGACTGTGACTTGATTATTGCTGATGACATTGAGGATCATAGCACCACAATACAACCAAGTGCTAGGGAACAAACTAGACAATGGTGGACAACAACACTCTCTAGTCGTAAAGAAGAACATACTGCTATTGTAGTCATTGGTTCACGACAGCACCCAGAAGATTTATATAACTTTCTTTTAGAAAACCCAGAGATGACCACAATTGTAGAAGAGGCACATAGTACAGAGTGTGTACTGCCAGAGAACGATATAGAGTTACATACCGATTGTATGTTATGGGCAGGAAAGCGTAGTTACAAATGGTTATTGTCAAGATTACACGCAGCTGAAACCACAGGTGGTAAAGCTATCTTTGAGATGGTGTATCTTAACAAAGCATTTGTTGATGGTATTACAATGTTTGATGTAGAAGAAATAGATGTTTGTAGAGATGTAAACAGAGTTATAGGGCAGGTACCAGCAAAAACACATTTGATTGCAGGACTTGACCCAGCTTCTACAGGTTATCAAGCCTGTTTCTTGTGGGCAGTAAACTCTGACACAGGAAAAATGTATATGGTAGATATAGAAAATCAAGAAGGTGGTGGTGTTATACAAGCTAAACAGACTATAAAGAAATGGCACGAGATGTATAATTTATCTCACTGGGTTATTGAAGAGAATGGTTTTCAACGAGCCATACGACAAGATAAAGATTTAAAAGACTACTGTTCAAGAACAGGTATATATCTTGAAGGACATCAGACACAGAAAAACAAATTTGATCCTATCTTTGGTGTAGGAAGTATGAGAGAATTGTTTAGAGAGGAACTAATAAGTTTGCCTTATGGTAGTGCAGAAAGCGAAACAAAGAGTAATATATATCGTAGACAACTAATTTATTTTTCAACTGGTGCTAGTAAGCAATCTGGTAGAAATAATAAGTCAGATGTTGTTATGGCTTCTTGGTTTCCAATGAAAGTTATAAGAAGAATGCAAAAAGAAAGATTAGCAGAAGTAGGATTAGATTATGAACCAAGTTTTGGAGAATGGGATATAACAGATATGAATGAAAGTCCTTGGAGTTAAATGACACCTGAACAAATACAGTTTGCAATAACACAATTACATTTTGATAATCAAAGTGCGTACTCTACTAGAGGTCGTATTCGTGCAATTATGAATGGTGGCCCTGATGGTATTCAGGCTTTACTTGGTGATAACCTTAAAGGTTTCCAAGACTGGCAAGTACCTGTACCAAACCTTATGATGTCAGGACTAGAACACTTGGCACAAAAGATTGGTCGTATTCCTAACTTAAAAGTAGATGTACCTAATGGTAAAGACTCCGATAGAGCAAGACAGAAAGCTGAAAAGGTTGGAAGGATTGTTAATGCGTATGATGAGGTACAAAAACTAGATTTACAAATGCCACAAGTTGGTAGATGGCTACCAGGTTATGGTTTCTCTGTATGGGTAATTAGAGAAAAGAGAGATGCTAATGGTACACCTTATCCTTGTGCAGAACTTCGTGATCCATACAACTGTTTCCCAGGTTACTTCGGTGCAGATCAGCAGCCTAAAGATATGGCTATTGTTAGGAGAGTTCCTAAAGAAGCTCTTGCTAGGTCTTATCCGAAATATGCAAATCAGATAATGAATAAAGATGCTTATAACACAGATTTCTTAGGTGTAGGTAGTGCGTATGCTTCTGCTTATACTGACCAGTACAATGGCTCTTGGGCTAACAGTAATGGTGATGGCGACTTAATAGCAGAGTATTACAACTTAGAGGGAACTTATATTTTCCATATGACCTCTGCAACTATTCTTGACTTCATACCAAACCCACTTGATAGTGGACCTGCTTTTGTCATAGGTAAGAAATTTAGCTTTGACAGATTGCAAGGACAGTATGACCAGATCATAGGACTTATGGCTTCTATGGCAAAGATTAATGTGATGTCAATAATAGCAATGGAAGATGCAGTCTTTACAGAAACTAACATATCAGGAGAGATAGAGTCAGGACAATAT